CGGCCAACATGCAGGTCTACACCGCGGCGGCTACCGGAGCGTCTCAGGTCACCATCGCCGGCGGCGCGGGCGACACCTACAAGCTCGGCGACATTATCACGTTCGCCAACGTGTACGAGGTCAACCCGGTCAATAGACTGTCCACGGGCCGGCTGAAGCAGTTCGCCGTCACCGCGGACCTGACGCTCGTCGGCAGCAACGCCGACGTGCTCCAGTTCCAGCCTCAATTGGACGGCCCCGGCAGCCAATATCAGAACGTCACTGCGCTACCGCAAGCCGGCGCGGTGATCACGCTCTGGCCTGGTACGACCACGCCCAGCGGCAAGAGCGGCATCAACGGGCTGCTGATTCAGGAAGACGCCTTCGCATTGGTCGGGGTGAAGCTCGAAATGCCGAAGGCCGTCGAGTTGTCGAGTCAGACGCGCGACCCGCAGACCGGCGTCGCCATCCGGTTCGTCCGCCAATTCGACGGGCAGATGTCGAAAATGATCAATCGCTTCGATTGCATGATCGGCATCGGCAACCTCTACAACGACTACTGCGCGGTGAGGATCGCGAGTCTGCAGTAAGGAGCAACGACGATGCCTATCAAATCCTTCACCCCGTCGCAAAACAATCCCGTTTTCGCCAGCCCGATTTACGAGTTGGTCACGGTTTCGACCATCGCAGACGCCGGCGCCCATACCTACACAGTCGCGGAACTGATGGGGGGGCTTATTAATCGCGATTGCAATGGGGCTTCCCGTTCGGACGTGACGCCGACCGCGGCCGCGCTCGTGGCCGCGCTTCCCGATGGACGGACAGTTGGGCGCAGTTTCCGGCTTCATGTCCGGAACACGTCGAGCGGCGCTTACACCATCACGCTGACTGCCGGAACGGGGATCACGCTATCCGGAACGATGACCATCGCGCAGAATAACGGCAAAGACTTCCGGGTTTACGTTACCAACGGCGCGTCCGGGTCGGAAGCGGTCACTATCTATAGCCTCGGCACGGTCGTCTTTTAGTCGGAGGGCTGGGGTCCGTCCGATCCTCCGAGGGCGGCCCCAGTTCCATAGGAGAACACAAAAATGAAAGAACCACTTAACTGGCCGCGGATTGTGTATCACGCCGATATGGAACCGCGCGAAGTCGCCAACGAGGACGAGTTCAAGGAACTCGGCCACGGCTGGAGCCTCAACCCTCTTCCCGAAAAGCCGCCCAAGAAAGAGGAGACGGGCGCGGAAGTACTAGCGAAGCGTCTCGATCATCTTGAGGATCGGGTCACGGCGCTCGAGGGCAGGAAGCCGGCAAAGAACGACTCGGCGAAGGACAGATGACCCTGCTCGACACGATCCTGTATCCCGCGCTGCGGGTTGCGGGCGTTATCACGGGTTCGGGACGGTCGGCCGCTCCGGAGCAATTAACCGATTGCCTCCGGACGGCAAACCGTATGCTCGATGCGTGGAACGTATCGAAGCTGTACGTGTACTGCGTGCAGCCGTTCCGGTTCACGCTCTCGCCGCCGCAACCCTACTACACGGTCGGTCCCGGCGGCGACTTCGACATGCCGTCGCGGCCGACGCAACTCGACCGCGTGAACCTCATTCTGCCGGTCGAAGCCCGCACGCCGCTCCAGATCCTGAGCGCCGCGGAATGGTCGTCTCTGTCGATCCCGACCGTAGAGAGCACGAACCCGACGCGGTGCTACCTGGACAAGGATTGGCCGCTCGCGAAGATCTACTTCTACGGCACGCCGACCACTGCCTACGACGTCGAGCTCTGGTGCTGGCAACTGCTCCAGCGCTTCCAGGACACCGGAGATATCGACGCGGACGGCGCGATGGAGGTATCGTTCCCGCCCGGATACGAGGATGCCATCGTAACCAACGTGGGCGTGCGGATGGCGCAACAGTTCCGAATCCCGCTCGATCCGGCAGTAGTGCTCGAGGCCGCGATGATGCGGGCGAACATCAAGACGCCGAACAGCGCGCCGCCGCGGATTAGCACGTCCGATATGGCCGGCGGCCCCGGATGGTTCGACTACCGCACCGGGCAATCGTTTCCACCACGCTAATGCCTAGCACGACGCACCTCCGCATCTACCGGGGCGACGATTACGCGGCGGATATCGCCGTGACGGCTCCCGACGGAACGCCGTCTGATCTCACCGGCTATACGGCGCAATCGCAGATCCGGACCGGAACCGGCGACACGTCGCCGAACGGCGTGGCGGAATTTACGACGGCGATCGTGGACAACGTCGTAACGATCGTTCTAGACCACGACGTCACCAAGGATCTGAAGCGGTCGCAGTACTACTGGGACTTGCAGATCACCGATGCCGCCGGCTGGATTACGACGCTGATGGCCGGCCAGGTCTACGTCACCGGAGAGATCACCAAGGTGTATGAATAGCAGTCTCACGACGCGGCCGCAGTTCGGCGTTGCCTTTGTGCCGAAGCCGAACTACCAGGCCACCCTGCACGCCGAGATTAAGGCCATTCCCGGACCGCCCGGACCGCCCGGACCGGCGGGTCCGACCGGCGAGCCGGGACCAGGCACCAACTGGAGAGGCAGCGTTCCGAGCGCGCCAGGCGACCTGCCGCCGGTCGGCGAACAGGGCGATGCGTTCATTTCGCTCGACACGCAGCACGCATGGGTCTGGGCAGATTCGTCTCCGGCTCGGACAATCCCAGGCTGGTTCGACGCGGGCCAGGTGGTCGGCCCGCAGGGACCGCAGGGCGTACCGGGGCCGTCGGGCGCAACCGGTCCACAAGGCCCAACCGGCGCGACTGGCGCTGCGGGGCCGCAGGGCAACCCGACGGCGATCGCCGACGAGGGCGCGAGCCTCGGATCGCAGCCGACCCTGAATTTTGTGGGAGCGGGCGTCACTGCGTCCGTAGACGGGGCCAACAGCCGCGTCAACGTGACGATCCCAGGCGGGGCGCCGCAGACTCCGTGGACGAGCAATATCGACGGCGCCGGAAAATACCTGTTCAACCCTTCGTCGATCTCAATCAACTCGGCGTACCTCGATCCGCTATCGCGCGGCCACCTGAACGTAACGCAGAGCGGCTACAACGACGGAATCTACATCGTATGCCCGACGGCGGACTATAACGCTTCGATCCTCTTTGCGAACGACCTGGGCTATCAATCTCAGATTTATTGGATGGGATCGGGGAATGGCGCAGATTCGAACCTGCTTTTGTTCAACGGCGGCAACGGCAATATTCGTTTCGGAGCGGGATCGGGGAGCTTCGTCCAGATCCTGAATAGCGAGACCGTCTGCAAAGTCGGAGTCGGGACGAAGACTCCGGCGTACACGCTCGATGTAGCGGGCGACTGCAATGTCTCGGGCGTGTTCCGCGTGAACGGGACGCCGCTTTCGGTCGGAGGGGCGCAGACTCCGTGGCACAGCGATATCGACGGCGGCGGCTTCAGCCTCTCGAACGTCCTCAATATTACGGCCAATGCAGCCATTACGGCGACTACGACGATCAGAGCGCCATCCGGCTTCACCGGGCAAGGACTGAACGTGGACGACGTCAATGGCACGACGATGTGCGCCGTGGGCAGCCACGTCGGCTCGAATCCCGGCGTCTACGGCTTCTCCTGGGACAAAACCAATGAAAACATCAACCTGAGCACGGCGGGTACAGCGAGGTGGAAAATCGGCGCCGCGGGCCACATATTGGCCTTCGCCGACAACTTGTACGACATCGGAGCGAGCGGCGCCACCAGGCCAAGGAACATTTATCTCGGCGGCACCGTGACGGCGGGCGTGTCGTTCAATTGCGGGGCGACTAGCGGCTTTGTATTCGCGACCAGGACCAAAATCCTATCGCCGGCCGACGGCAAGCTGCAGTTCACCAACAACGCCGGGACTGGCTTTACGATGGTTAATCTCGGCGTGACAACGAACGCGGCTCCGGCGTTGAGAATGACTGGAGCGGCTCTCGATATCCGGTTGGGCGACGACACGGGCTATGCGGCGCTGAACAGCGGAGCGCATAGCGTCAGCGGCAACCTTACGTTCGGGACCGACAACTCCTACGATATCGGGGCAGCCGGCGCGACCAGGCCGCGCACGCTCTACGTCGGCACGAGCATTGGCATCGCGACAAGCCCGAGCGCGATGGTGCATTTGGCGGGCGGCGCGGCATACGTGAAAGCGGACTCTTCGGGAACGGCTGCGGGAGCTTCGATGCTATCCCTTACGGTCGATAACCGCGAATGGCAGGTAGTCGCCGGCGGCTCTACTTCCGGCTACAACAGGTTCAGCATCTATGACAGCACCGGCTCGGCGTTTCGATTGGAAATTCTCTCAACGGGATACACCGCATTCAATCTTCAAAAGGCGGCCGACGATACCTGCCTGTTCACCAATGGAAGCGCCAGCGGTTCGATGTACGCCTACATCAACGAGGCAGGGAACACGCTGGTGTTCCGCGTCAAGTACAGCACTGGCACTATAAAGGGCGGCTCGATAGCTCTCACATGAACGACGAAGACATTTACCCGCTCGACGAAGACGCGATCGAACTTGTCGCGGATATCCAGCGCCGGGGCGCGATGCTGCAGGGAGAGCTTACAGGGGTGCTGAATGCATTCCTGAAGCGGGAGAAACTGACCGGACGGTGGGAGCTCGCGCAGAACAGCCGGGAGATCCATAGAACAGGCGCGCCGGTTCCGGCGCCGAAACAGGGGGAATAGATGACATACCAGGAATTGGGCGCCTTGATGGACGATGTCGATTTCCGCGGCAGGATCAAGGTCGCGCACCTGCAGTACGTGCAATACGTATTCAACGAGAATCCGTCCGACCCGAATACGCCGCCAGGGCATACATCGCGCTATCGATGGGCGCAGCAGGCCGCGCAGACGCCCGACGTGATGGCGGCCCAGCTCCAGCCGCTGGTCGTGATGGACGCCGCCGTGCGGGAGTCGGGGTCGGCGATCGCCGACGCGGCCTTGCAGTCCGCGGTCGAAGGCGTAATCAGCAAGCTGTTCTGAGGTTCCAATGGCGACAGGGCAAAGCATCATCAACGACGCTTGCGCGATTCTCGAGGTCATCGCGGCGGCCGGGGCTCCGTCAGCTTCGGAGTCCGATTTCTGTCTGCGAAAGCTCAATGCGCTGATCTCGAGCCTCTCGGCGCAGGCTCTGACGATCGAGTACATCACGCGCGAGGAATTCACGCTGACCGGCGCGGCGAGCTACACCATCGGAACTGGCGGCACATTCTCCACGACTCGCCCCATCAAGATCGAATCCGGCACGATACGCGCGACGAACGGAGCCCGGAAGAAGGTGGAATGGGTTCCGGTCGAAATGTGGGCTTCCGTCGTGGACTCGACGCGGACCGGCATATTCGCGGATATCGGGTATTACGACAACGGCTACCCGCTCGGCACCATCTATCTGTCGCCCGCGCCGGCCACCGGCGGGAAGTTCGAAATGTACTCGCTGAAGGAACTGACGCAGATTGCGACATTATCGACGACGGTCGATATCGGGCCGGGATACGAGCGAATGCTCGTCACCGCGCTCGCGTGCGAGATCGGCTCGGGCTTCGGCGTGCCGATCCAGCAAATCCATATCGACATGGCGTCCGACGCGAAGACGGCCATATTGGGCTTGAACAAGGCCGTGATAGGTAGCCCGAACGTGATAGAACCGATCGCCGGCGCGCCGGCGGCGGGCTAGCCGCGATCTGGGTCAAGTGTTCGCGCGGCGCTTTTCATGACGTCAAGAGCCTTTTCGGCGCGCACCGCGCCATTGTTCAGAAGAAATGACCACTCTTCGTCCGTCAAGCGGTCAGGGTTGCGCGATTCGATGGCGTCGATTAGATACCGTGTGAATTCCGCCGATGTACGAAAGGTGCATGTGTTCAGCTTTCTCCCATCAGGTAGCACAATCAGACGCGGGTCGTTGCGTCGTTCCAGCCAACGACCGACCATACATAGCCACATTTGAACGTCAGGGTCCGTTAACCTGGCTCTTTTGGGCCGACGTTTCATCGTTGTTGAATTATGCCTGAATTCGGGTTCGTCTCCGCGTCCTATACCACGGCATCGGTGCGCGCGGACTGCCAGCGGGCCATGAACCTCATGCCCGAAGTGGTTGAGAGCGGCGCGGGCAAGTCGAAGTTGTGGTACATGCACACGCCGGGTCTCGAGACGATGTGGACGCTGCCCACGTCGCCGGTGAGGGGGTTATGGCCCGGAGCCAATCGCTTATTCGCGGTGTCGGGCTCGCGGCTGTACGAACTCTTCGCCGGCGGCTCCTACAACGACCGCGGCGACGTGGAGTCGAACGGCCAGCCGGTACAGATTTTCCCCAACGGGGCCGGCACGCAACTCTACATCGTGTCCAACGATAAGGCGTGGGTCGATAGCGGGTCCGGTCCGACCAGGTGTCACTTCGTAGCGGATCTCACGCAGTTGATCATCGACGCCTCGGATGCGACAAAGATAACGTCTCTCAGCGGACCGGCCACGTTCACGTCAGACGACGTCGGCAAAACTCTGATCATCGACGCCAGTCCAGGCTTTACCGCCGGCACCTACACGATAACGGCGGTAACGGCAGGAGTCGCCACGCTATCGAGCGCGGCCGGGACGCTGGGGGCAACCAACGGGACCGCTACGGAGATCATGGGCGACGTAGCGGCGCGTTTCGGGGCGTTTTTGGACGGCTATTTTATCGCCGTCCCGCCGGATTCCGCGCAGGTATTCATTTCAAACCTGAACGACGGGCAGCGTTGGGAGGAGCTCGACGTCGGCGTGAAAGAAGCCTACCCGGATCACATCGGCGCCATCATCGCCGATCACGAAGCGCTTTTTATCCTCGGCGACGAACAGGGAGCGGAGGTCTGGCACAATACCGGGCCGACGCAGGATGACGATTACCCGATCCACCGGGACTATGGAGGGTTCATCCACTACGCCATTCTGGCCTCGTGGAGCTTAGTGAGGCTCGATGACGGCATCGCGTGGATAGCCGGCAACGAGGAGCGCGGCGGGCCATTCGCAGTATTGGCGAAGGGCTTTATGCCGGCGCGAGTGAGCACCGCGGCGATAGAGGCCGAATGGGCGACATACTCGCAATGGTCCGACGCGGTAGCCTACAGCGCGATCGAGAACGGGCATCACGTCTGGGTGATCTCGTTTCCGACCGCGAACAAGACATGGGTCTACGACCGGACGCAATCGACGCTGGCCGGCATCCCGTTATGGCATGAACGGGGCTACTGGACCGAAAGTGATTGGGGGCGCGTCCGCGGCGCGTTCCACGCCTTCGTCGGAGTCGGAACAGGAAACCGCGCCGAACACTACGTGGGCGACTACTCGAGCGGCAACGTGTACAGGCAGTCGTTCTCGCTCTATACCGACGACGGCGCGACCATCCATCGCAGCAGGACGACGCCGCACAGCGCCGCGGAATTGAAGCGCTTGGCGCATTCGAGGCTGCAACTGGAGCACAAGCCGGGGATATCGCCGACGCTCGCCTGGTCGGACGATGGCGGGGAGACGTTCACCTCAGGCGTGCCAGCGGACGGTCCGCTGTTCGCCGTGGGGGATCCGAGCAAGATATTGGGATCGGAATGGCGCCGGCTCGGGCGGGCGCGAGATCGCGTCTACCGGGCCGATATCACTGATGCCGCGGCGGTGGCGATCGTCAACGCATACCTCGAGGCGCATCCCTGATGGCGACGAGGAAAACGCAGGGGCCGATGAAGCCCCGCACCGACATTCCGATCCTGCCGGGAAAATCGCAGGATGAGTTCTTTTACCCCGACACGCGCACGTTGACGCTGCCGTGGATCTATTTCTTCGAGAAGCTCGCCAAGCTCCAGGACACTCAGGGCGGGACCGCGGCCGCCGCTGGCACTCCCGAACCGCGGGTAGTGATCCTCGAGGACACCAACACCGGCGCTAAGGCTATCCCGCTAGTGCAGGAGCGGGCGGTCCTATTGGACAAAGCGGTCATGATCATCGGTCCGGACTCGGGGAATACGGCCGCGCTGACTGTGGACGTCTTTCTCGACGGCGCGTCGATCTTCGGCGCTACGAAACTGGTGATGCCGGCCGGTTCCGCCGTGGATACCGTGGTCGAACAGCCGGTATTCGCGAGCGATCCCATGAGCGCGGCCATTGGGCAACGCTGGGACGCCACGATCGTCTCGGGCGATGGCTCGACTATGGCGTCTGTCATGATCGTCACCCGAACCGCATGAGATGGGAGTCGCGGACTCGGGCGGACCGTATGTATACGCGACGTTTGCCGGCGATACGCCCCCCGGCTTCGTCGCCGGGATCAAAGACCAACTCGTCGCGGCGGGATGGACGGCCACAGCGGTAACGGGCGGATGGAGTTTTCTCGGCGTAAGCCCGCAGGGGCTGTCGGTCAAAGTCAAAATCTGGGATCCCGGCGGCAGCGATCCCATCGTCAATTTTCAGTTCTCGAGCGCAAGCGCGACCGGCATCGAGCGGCGCGTCCTGGTGGGTACGGGATTCGAGTTTCAGATCGTCGCCAATCCCTGCCAGTTCTTCCTGTCGCGGCCCGGACTGGCGGGGCTCCCGTCGGGCTCGGTAGTGTGCGGCGGCGTCCCCTGGGTTCCGGAATCGGCGTGCGGCGGATCGACAGCGGCGGAAGCAGCCGAGGAGGCGTGGTGGGCTATGAGCGACTTCTACGGGAGTCCATTTTTTCCGGCTCATACTCTGCGGACCATGCTCCTGCACTACACGACCTTCCACGGCATGGGCGAGGCCGTCTGGAACGGAGTCTTCGCGCAGTCCGCGACAGCTTTGGGATCGTTTGGGCAGGGAGTTCCCGAAATTGTCGCGATAACGTATCCGGGCGATATCGACGGCGGATCATTCAACCAGTACGAAACCCGCTGGTATCCCGACACGGCGCTCGTATACGAGCCTCTGATCGCGTGGGGCGATACCCTGTCCGCCGCGCCGGTTGTCCGCGGGCAACTTTGGGACGCCGTCGTGTTGAGCAAGGACTACCCGATGGATTCGACCTATGCCGCGGAGTTGGCCGGTCCTCCCTACGATGCCCGATCCTGGATCAACTTCACCGACAGCTATTTCTGGGGCTCGCTGTGGCTGATTAGGGGCGGAGGGGGCGGAGGAACGCCGGAAAAGATCAATTACATCTACTGATGGCGAATGTTTACTATGCGCCCGCACGGGCGACGGGGGGAGTAAAGCACGTCGTCGATGGCACGCAGAACACGATCCAGTCCGCTATGAGCGGCGTGCGCGACGTTCTGCTGAATGCGACATGGACCCTCGACACGATGCGGCCCGGACACGCCAGAATCCCTTTCATTTTCCAGGTTCCGTGGGGTTCTCCGGACGGCGCGGGAGGATGGACGGGCAACGCAGTTAACCCCGGCAACGGCTACGTTTACGGGATCTGGCAGTTCGTCCTGGCGATCGATGGGGTGTCTTATAACTTCTACAACCCGGTCGCCGGCCAGGAGGTTCCTCCCGGTCATCCGGTGCCGATCGGGAATAGCAATCTCGCGACCATCGCGTCTCTCGCCGGCGAGCTCGAGGATTGGATCGCTACCGCCTACGACAACAGCCACATGGACATTGAATACGCGGCGATGACATACGACGACGTCGGCGCCAGCTCGCACGTAATCGCCGGCAGCGCAGCCATAACCGGCTCGACTGAGCAGCCGTGGGGCGGCGGTTACAGGATGACGAGCCAGGCGCCGTCCGGAAACAGTTCGTTTTCGATCTGGATTACGGAACACGATGCTCACGGACTCGGTTTTCAGTTTCCAGACCTGGCAGCCGGCGGCGATCCCGACTACGAAATACGCATGGCGAGGAGCAATGCATACGACGTTTGGGCCAACTCCTACGGATTCGGCCTGTGGGAAAGCGGAGACGTACCACAGAACCCGCCGGCAGGCGACTCCTATGGGCAGAACCGCTCGATCATCGCCACCCGGCCGTATCTCTCCTCCGACGTGCCGGTGTCGGACGTCTTATCGGTTATGTGGGGCCAGCATCGCGAGGGAATGCATCCGATCCTTTTCGAGCTCTTCAAAGGGCGAATGAACGGCGCTATCACGGCGTCCACCGATTCGCTGTGGGCCTTTTACCTTCCGCGGACGAACAATACCCGATCGGATATCGTGACGACCGCGGACAAGCCTTTGATGGTGGACGCGATTATCGCCATGTCGCCAGATAACACCATCCACCCGCGAATGCTCGGATGGTTTACGGACTGTTTCATATCGACGGACGGAAACGCAATCGACGGACAGGCCGAATTGAGCGGGAACCTGTGGGACGCGGTCCGCTGCAATTTAACCGATTCGTCAGCAGGGGCCGTCGGAACCCTCTGGCTTAGGGTGAACTGAAGATGGCATACGGAGTCGGATACTTCTGGGGCGCACAGCTCTTAGCGAAGCTCAACGGGGCGACTAACTTCACTCCCCCGGCAACCTGGTACGCGGCATTGATGACCGCGAGCCCCACAGACGCCGGCGGCGGAACGGAACTAACGGGCGGGAGCTACGGCCGCGTCTCGAAGACCAACAATACGACGAACTTCCCGGCGCCCAGCGGCACGGCCACGCAGACGTTAGGGACGGATATCGACTGGGGATCGCTCGGGACAATCTCGAGCTCCACGATCGTAGCAGTCGCGTTCTACGATGCCGCGAGTGCCGGGAACCTGGGTCTATGGGTCGATCTTTCGACTCCCAAAGCGGTCGCGTCCGGCGACAGCTTCAAGGTGTTCGCCGCTAACGGGACGTTTACGGCCAGATAACGATGGGACTGGTCTATGCCGGCGGGACATACGCAAATTCGACCTTCACGGGCGACACGCGCTGGGCCATCATGAAGAACCTGCGCGACAACCTCGTTACCGCGGGCTGGACGAACGTCGCGCAAGCCTCGGGGCAGGGCCCGGGCAACGCGGCGACTGTCACCATCACGATCGCCTCTCCGGGCGTGGTCACGATGACCGGACACGGCTTCCTCGGCGGCGAGCGCGTGCTGATCGCGACGACCGGCGCGCTGCCTACCGGCCTCGCCGTCGCGACGATCTACTTCGTGAAGTACATCGACGCGAACACGTTCAACCTCTCGACCACCTCGGGCGGATCGAACATCAATACCTCGGGATCGCAGAGCGGCGCGCACACGCTCTACACCGAAAGCATGTTGCTGCAATCGGCCACGCAATCCGGTGTCGCGAACCCGATTCGCCTTCGGATGAAGGACTATCTCGGCAACGGCCCGGTGGGATTCGGGATCGAGAACAGCGCGGGTTCTCTGACCTCTACGATCAACACGGGCGCGGGCGGTTTTCTCTTGCCGGCCACCGCCCAGACGATGCGCGTCATCGCGACGAAATACTGGTTCACCTGCCTGGTTCCCGGCTCTGCGTCTGCCCGCACTTTCATCATCGCCGGGATGCCGTATGTCGATAGCTCGTTCCTGACGAGCGTGACGGATATCGGCTTCCTGTTCGCCAACGCGCCGCACGACAACACAACGACAGCGAACGGATCCTTCCGCACTCAGCCGTCTCTGACCGGCGGCAATTCGTCGAATTACATCCTGTTGCTCAACTCGTCGCTGTGGCAGAACAACAACAACGGTTCGGCCTCCTCAAACGCCACGGCCGGAGCTCCGGAGGTCATCATTAGTTGCCAGCCCGCATGGGGGCAAACCAGCACGGCGCGCAATTACAGATGGGGCAATGACGACCTTCTGACCTCGGACGTTCTGGTCGGATGGGGATTGACCGGAACCACCGACGAGTGCAAGATCCGCGGCCAGTTCTACGACATGATGTATGTCGCGGAGGCGGTGGCGATCGACACCTCCAGCGCGTTCACAGCGACCGGTCATACGTTCTTCAACCTCACGAACAACTGGACCCAGGTATCGGGCAACGCGCCGCGCGGCGGGATGTGGGTCCGAACCGACACCTAATATGGCAGAGGTTTACGACAACCAGTTCACGGTCACGCTTTCAAGCGGCTACACCGCGGGCAGCGGCACGCTTTCGGTATCGGCCGCGGCGCCCGTCTCGGTGCAGACCGGCACGTTCCGCGTGCGTCTGGGCAATACGCAGGGAACGCTTTTGAAGGTCACCGCCGGCGCGGCGACTACAACCTGGACGGTGACGGTCGAAGCCAACGACGCGAACGCATCGAGCGGAGCGACGGTGTACGGTTGCGAGTTCACCGCGGGCGGATTCTCGCAGGTGTTGACGGACCGAGTCAGCTCTCTGTGGGGCGGAAGCGGTCATCCCAGCGGATGGACCGATGTCGCGCCGCACAATATGACCGGCGCGAGCACGCCGTCTCCGTATGTCGCGGCCGACAGCGGACACTATTCCGCCGGCGGATATGCGTGCTTCGACGGCACTTCCACGATGGTCATCATGAGCGGTCTGCCGTGTTGGACCTCGCTCGACCTTGGGTCCGGAGCAGCGTTTTCGCTGGCCGCCTATGCCATCACGACGGACGTTAGCGCCGGCTTTGATAATCGGCAGCCGAAAGACTTCCAAATGCAGGGCAGCAACAACGGAACTACCTGGACTACCCTCGATACACGGACCGGCCAGACGGCTTGGGGTCTCGGGGCGACGAGGTTATTTTCCCTCTCGTCTCCATCGGCTTCGTACCGGTACTTTCGGCTCAATGTCACCGCGAACAACGGCGACACGTCTCCCTGGACGGAGGTAAACGAAATGTACCTCTATGCGGTCACGGGTACGCCGTTCCCCGGCGGCGCGGTGGGCGACTTCTATGTGGACTATGCCGCCCGCGTGATTTACGGCCCGAAGGCCGCTTCCGGTTTAGTCTGGCCGCGCATCGGTTCCCTGGCGGCGTAGCGAATTGGCTCAATACGGCGTCTTTGAGTTCGGCACTGCCGAATTCGGCGGCGCGATTGCGGCGCCGTCGGCGGCGCCAACATTCGACGGCGGATTTCAGTTCGGCGGAACCTTCGCCGGGACGGCATCCCCTGGCGGAACTTTCGCGGGCGGATTCCAGCTCGGCGGGACGTTCCACGTCTCCGACTACGCGGAGACGGACATCGTCGCGCTCTCGAAGAAGGCCGTTTACGCGGTCGGGAGCGCGTTCGGTCATCTTCCGCCGTTCCGGGTTTTCCAGATCGGGATTCCGGGCTGGGGCCGGATCCCGGCGGTCCGCGTTTTCCATGTAGTCAATAGCGGCTACCAGGAAACCGGGATAACGGCCATCGGCAAGAACGCCGTTATCTCGACGGTCGAGCCGGTCTTCCGGGGCGGATTCGTCCTGGGCGGCACGTTCACGGCGAACGGCGCCCTAAACGGTTCGCTCGCGGCCGGATTCGTCCTGGGCGGGGCGATTCTCGGCTCTCTCGGACTTGCCGGCGCAATCGCAGGCGGATTCGTCTTGGGCGGATCGCTCGGCGCCACGATCGCCTACGCGGGCATCGTTGACGGCGGCTTCGTACTGGGCGGGGGCATGATCGGACCGCTGGACGGCATCGATTCTTCCTGCGTCACCGGAGACGGGCTCGTAGACATGGGCGATGGCGGCGGGGACGGCGGAATCAGGACCAACCGCATTTTCTGACATGGAGTTCGTTCGCACGCGCGATCCGGGCGTCATCACGAACGTGCTGACGCATTTGCGGGTTTGGGACAACGTGCATGACGACTTCGCGCCGCCGCGCGAGGTCTGGCGACCGGAGATCCATGACTCGGTCTGGTACGTGGCCGCACACGACAAGGGCGAGGTCATCGGGCTATTCACGGTCTATCCACAGAACCATGTGTGCTGGGAAATCCATATCGCGTTTTTGCCGAAGGCGTGGGGGCCGCGGGCGAAGCGGGCGTTCGGCGAATTCGTTACATGGCTCATGGCGCACACGCGATGCGAACGCCTTATAGCGAGCGTCCCGCGGACGAATCCGCTCGCGATTCGGTTCGCCAAAGCAGTCGGAATGCAGGAGTACGGGCTCAATATGCGGTCGGTGAAGATCGGCGGCCAGTTGGTTGACCAGATCCTGCTTGGACTGAGCAAAGAGGAATAATATGCCAAGCGTCATAAACGCCATTCAGGGCCGCAATGCCTCGCTGGATGCCGCGCAGGAGATCAGCGAGACCGGCATCAACGTCGCGCATTCGCTCGAGCAAGCCACGCAGGGCGGCATCAACGCCATCTACCAAGGCGTGGGCAGCGCCGAGAACTCCATCGACACCGGCGTAGGATCGGGCAACGCCGCGATTGCGAGCAACGCCGCGGCAGCAAACGAGAACATCGCGTCGAACGCCGCCGACGCCAACGCGGCTCTGAGCGGCGTCTACAACACCGCGACGACGGCCCTGCAGCCGTACCAGGCGGCCGGCCAGCAGGGCATCCAGGACTACGCCAAATTCGCCGGTGGCGAAGGCGCGCAAGCGTTCCAGTGGGATCCCTCGAAGGATCCGGGCTTCCAGTTCCGAATGCAGGAAGCCCAAAAGACGATGCTGAAGCAAGCCGCGGCGCGCGGCGGGCTGCAAAGCGGGGGCTTCGCGAAGGCCTTGGGGCGGAACCTCCAGGACTACGCCAGCAATGAATACGAGAAATCGTTCGAGCGCGACCTGGCGCAAAAGAAATTCAAACAGGGGATGCTATCGGACCTGGCCGGATTCGGCGAGCGCGCCAATGCGCAGGGCATCCAGGCCGGCGAGTTCTACGGCGGGCATGTAAGCGCCAACGACATGGCCGTGGGCAGCCAGCTCGGCCAGAACTTCATGCAGGTCGGGCAGACGCAATCCGCCAACGACGTGCAAGGCGGGCTCGCTCGAGGCGGGATCGAAGCCCGCGGGGGCGAGTCTATCGCCGACCTCGGCCTGCGCGGGGCAGCCGCGGCGGGCAGCCAGTACGATCTCGCCGCGCAGGGACGAGCCGCCGGCCACCTGGGGGCGGCGAACGCCTGGAGCGGCTATCTGAACGACGTCAACAAAGCGCTGATGCTGGCGGCGATGGGAGGAGACTAAACATGGCAGAAAAGAAGGGGCTCAAAGACTACGGCATCCTAGCGTTGTCGTCGCTCGCGGGCGTGCCGGCGGGGCTGTTCGACGACAAGTTCAAGTACAAGCCGCCGGCGACAGCGCCAGCGAAGGCCGCGGCTGGGGATGCCCCTGCGATCGATACCAGCGGCGCGCCGAGCTCAGAGGGCGGAATTCCGCGGATGGCGGGCGTCTCGCTCGATAACCCGACGGTGTTGGTCAACCCGCAGTACGCCGCGCCGGCATTGACAGCGGCGCCTGTCGCGCCCGCTCAGTTGCCGTCTCAGGCCATGAACGCCGCCACCCGCAACGTCTCGCCCGCGGAAGATGCGAATCTCGCGCATCTGGCGCCCTGGATCAACCTGCTCAAGAACGTGCCGGATATGGGCGTGAAGCCGGTCGTCACCAACTACTCCGCGATATCGAACCCCAAGAAGCAGTTCATGTTGTCGGACATGTAGGAGGAGCAACCGTATGGGCGTAGAGGACTACATCGCGCGGGGCGTTCGCCCGCTCGACTCGCCGGTTGACGTGATTTCGCAGATCACCGCGCTACAGACGGCGCGCCAGCAACAGGCGCTCACCGAGCAGGCGCGCCAGGAGAACGAGCTCAAGCTCCAGCAGGTCCGCGACAACATGGCCGCGGATAAGGTGTGGCAGGAAGCCTTCGCGCGGAACATGCAGGCGAGCCCCAGCGGAGACCAACTCGCCGCGATGCAGCAGACGCTCGCCCAGACCGCGGGCAAAGTGCCGGGAGCCTACTGGCAAGCGCGCCAGAAGGCCGCCATCGATTACGCGAAGGATGCCATCGGCAACGCGAAAAGCCAGGCCGAGACGGACAAGCTCGAGCAGGAGCATTGGGGCAATTGGGCGATCGCCATCCAACAGGCCGGATACTCGCCGGCCTCCATCGCTGCGATGCTCGACACCGAAGCGAGAACCCGCCCGCAATACGCCCAGCACGCCCGCCAGCTTGCCGGGATGCTCGGGGGGATGGATTCCGCGGGCGTCAAACAGGCGATCGACGGCATCGCGCTCGGCAGCGAGGCTGGCCGCAACCTCGCCCAGGTCCAGACCTCCCAGCGGCAGGCCAACATCGCGCAGGGGCGGCTCGATGAAGAGATCAGCCAGCACGCCGCGGAAGCCCAAACGAAGGCCGTCCAGCGGGCGCGTGCCATGCTCTCGAGCATTCCGGACGGTCCCAACCAGCAGACCGCTTACCAGACCGCCATCTCCAGTCTGCCTCACGGGGTCGTCAAAGAGGGGAATTTTCCGGAGCAATACGACCGGGATGCCATTCTCAAGGGCGGCATGACGCCGAACGAGATCGCGGTCTCCGAGAAGGATCGCAATCAGGGCGATGCGTACTGGATCAAAGTCGCTACCGATCCGAATGCCACTCCCGCCGAGAAGACGCAAGCCAATGCGGCGCTCAAACTATCCACCGCGCAGAAAATCGCCGGCCGCGCAGTCACCAACATCGATATGGGCGCGACCACGCCGCCGACCGTGGATCCGGAGAGCGGCGCGATTACCGCCCAGACCGGTCTATCCATACCGGCGTTCGCGTTCCTGACGGGCAATAACGGCGCGCTGCCGCGGGATAAAGCGGCAAAAGCGAAGGCTATGGCCGAAGCGCAAGCATGGGCAAACAAGAACGGAATCGACGTCTCGACCATACAGAGCCAGTACAAGGGCTACAACCAGACGCTGACCGAAGGTATTCATCGCCTGACCGCAACGCAAGTCATGGAGGACGAGCTCAAGGGAACGATCGCGAACATGCGTCAAGCCGTAAAGGACGAGGGACTGGGGCGAGTGAAATGGGCCAATGTCTGGAAACTTTGGGCCGGCGAGCAAGTGAACGACCCAGAAGCGGCGCGCGTCAATATGCACCTCAACCAGTTGCGATCGGAACTGGCCGCCTATAGCGCCGCCACTCAGGGCCGCACCGGCGCGAGCCTGACGTTAGACGACAGCAAACACGCCGACAAGGTGATTCACGACGGGCTCGGGGCCGGAAGTCTCGAGGGCTTGCTACGCGCGGTTGAAGATTCCACTGCAAAGATGACGCCGATCATGCAGCGCAGTATCGACCGCTCCACGAAGGGTATCTGGGATCTGTTCGGCGTGGGCAAGAACTACAAGAACAAGGCGCCGGCGGCTGACGCCACGCCCCCCGGCGGCAAATACCAACCCGGCTCCGATCCGGCTGGACTCGGGAAATTCTAATGCCTACCGTCGCGGAGCTCGGCGCCAGGTTCAAGCAGAAATACCCCGGCGCGTATGACAACGTGTCGGATATCGATCTCGGAAAGCGCGTGCAGGCGAAGTACCCGGGCGCTTACGACAACTTCACGCTCGAGCTATCCCCGTGGGAGAAGTTCAAGGACACGCTCTCGCACGGGAATATCGCGAATATTGTCAGAACTGTCGCCGACGTCCCGGCGGCGATGATGTACGACGACGCCGCGACCACGCGCCTCCGGCAGAACGTCGGGGCAATGGCGCATGGCCTGGTCAGCGAGCCGAAGCGCGTCTACGACGAGCTCGCCGCCGCGAAGAATGCGAAGTCCGACCAGGAATCCTACGACCATCTGATGCGGGCGATTCCGCTGTTCGGGCCGCAAGGGCAGACCATCCTCAAGCAAATCGACCAGGGGGCGTTCGCCGAAGCCAGCGCCAACATGCTGGACATGATTGGTCAGTTCGCTGGCCCGGAGCTCGCGGCGCGGTTTGGTCCGACCATCGCCAGGGGCATCGGTCGGGGCGCCCAAGCCATCGCCGACAACCCGTATGTGCAGGCCGGGGCCGAAGGCACGCTGGCCGGGACGAAGGCATTCGCGCGGACGGCCGCGCCGGAAGTGGCCAAAGGCGCGACAAAGGCCGCGCTCGGGTATGCGGCGATGAAGGCCGCCGGCGGCCACGCGCCCGGAATCATCGGCGAAATAGTCGGCGCGCAAATGGGTGTCGTTCCCGGCCTGGCCCAGGCTGGCCGCGGGATCTGGAGAGGGGGGGCCGCCGGCTGGGACGCCGCCAGCCAAGCCTACAACGACGCACTGGCGGCTCAGGCGACGTCGGCCGCGGTTCCCCCGCCACAAGCGGTGGCGCCAACGGGCAGCGCAATGGCGCAGGTCCAGACCGGTCTCGCCGCGGGCGGATCCGCGGCGCGAGCTCAGGCGGCTCAGGCGGCCGGCACGGCTCCGACCGTGACGACTACGCCGGTGACCACGGCGACGACGGCCGCGCCTGGTGGATTCGCCCCGACCACGTCGACCACAGGGGCCGGCGGGTTCGGCGCGGCGTCGACCACGCCGGCCGGGGTCGGCATGGGGCTGACGACGCCCGCGCCCGCGGCGGCGAGTGCGCCGGCGGCGGCCGCGGCCGCGCCCACGCTCGCGGACATGGGAGGGGCTCCAGCCGCCGCGGCGGCCCCAACCCCTGCCCCGGCAGCCGCGACAGCGCCAGCGGCCCAGGAAGGGGCAACACTCGCGGATCTCGCGAGCTCGGCAGAGGCGCCACCGGCCCCCGCGGCGGCGGCCGCCCCCGCGCAGGGCTCAGGAACGCTCGCGGACCTGGCCGACGAAGCCGGCCAAGTGGCAGCCGCCAAGAAGGCCGCCGCGTTCCGGAAGATCTACGACCAGCGGGTAGCCATCGCGGACAAGCTGTTCAAGTTCATGCAGGACAATGGCATCACCTTGGACAAGGTCGACACCGTCATGGAACAGGGAACGCGCGCCCAGCAGGAAGACTTCTGGGGCAACCTCGGCACGGTGCACAAGGCGAAGTACAACCCGCTTCTATCGGCCGAAAAGTCGGCCAAGGTCGGCGGGGTAGCCGCCGAAGTCCCGCAAACGATCGACATGCTTCGCGAGCGGCTCGCCGCGGCGGAATCCGCCAAGTCGGCCCAAGCGGCCGCTACGACGCCAGCTATCGAATCCGGGGCGGTAGCCGATCGGGCGACCGTCCAGCAACTCGCGCGCGAGCTCAAGGCCGCCGGCATCACGCCGGGAATCGCGATGGGCTACGACGCGGCGCTATGGGAGAAACTCGGCGTCCACCCGCAGCAAGCTACCCAGGTGCTCCAGGAAATGGTGAATCTGGATCCGGCCGCGGCCGGCGTGCGGACGAAGCCGACCCGGCGGCGGGCGGCGGCCGCGGGGGATTAGGGCGAAGTGTTATGCTTTCCATCCTTCTGGCCGCCGTCGCGGCTGGTCTGCTGCGTCGAGGGTTCCCGTTCACGCCGCGCCTCGATTCCACGCGCGTCAGGGTTCCCAACTCAGGAGGGATATGCGTGGAAATCTGTTCTCTTCGTCCTGTTCGTCACGTTGCACTAGCTTCACTTCGTCCCACCCTAAGTAGTCGTCCACGACGCCAACAGGCAGATCCTGGCCGAACTGCTTAAGCGCCTCAATTAGCTCGGATACCTTCACGCCGCGCCACCTCTGTCCGACCGTCCATTAGCTCAACTCCTTCCTCAATCCCCCCGCCTTAAGCCTCACCCTGCCCGCGTGCCGGATCGCGAGGTCCGGGTTGCGCTCGAGCATCGCGCGCAACGCCGGCTCCGACAGCCCGGTCATCGTCCGGGCTTCCGCTAGACTCCACGTCAGTTTCTGCTGTAGCTCTACCTGCGGCCGCGCGAAGATCTCGGCCAGCCGGTCGAGAATGGTAGTGATCGGATTGATCGGATCATCGCCCTTCCCGTGATCCGATCTGATCGGATCTATCTGATCGCCGACTGCATACTCGGCTATCGCTGACCGCACGATGGCCGGCACGAGAGTCGATTCGCCTAGGACGCGCTCAAGGTCCGGAAGCGAAACGTAAGGCTCGGGCCGTTTGCCGTCCCGCTGAACCAACTTCTTCGCGACTTTCCCCTGCCGAATCAGCCGGTTGATCGTAGGCACTGACCGTCCGGTCTGTGCCGCGGCAGCCTCGAGCGGTATCCAGGTCTCCGCATCGTGGCCGTTTGTCTTCATCGCGCCCGCTCCTTGAGACGCCCCTCGACTTTCGCTAATCGATCCGATAGTTCGACCGTATCCAGAATTGAGTGTGGATTTTGCCACATCAACCCCTATCTCCATCGGGATTCGTTTCGTGTGGTTTCGTGTAGCGTATGACTTCCGCAAGAGCCTTCGCCTTCTCCGGGGCCGAAAGATGTAGGAGCGCCTTGCGCCAACGATTCAAGAGGCTGATCTCGTAATCATTCGTTGTTGCCGCCTCTGTATACCACTTCCAGCAAAGGGTTCCGTAGTACAGCCACTGATCCTCCGTAAGCTGTTGCTCCACTTGACGAATCGCATCTAAGTCAAGAGAGAGAGGCGCGAACTCCCAGTGCCATGCTGTGCCTCCGTCTCCGACGAGGCGAGATTGGTGCCACTTCACGAGGTCAATACTCCCAAGCAAACTGGGGTTCGGCTCCAACCACGCACAGATCACTTCTGCGTCACTCAAGTCAACTCCTGGGTCGTGGCCGTTTGGTTTCATTTGTCCACGACCCTGATGTAGCGTTGCCCTTCAGACCGCTCCTCGACCCGGGCAATCCGTTCGGTATGGTTGTCCAGCTTCGCTTCGATCTTTTCGAGCCGCCGGTCGATGCCGTCGAAGCGCTTGTTCATGGCGTCCTTTAGGTCATCCACACGCTTGTTCTGCGACCGACTGGTCAGGTACATGCCGATGAGCAACGGGAGCGCAACCGTAAAGAACGGGTTGCCGGATATCAGTTGCCAGTTCATCCCTTAACGTCCTCGTCGCCGTCGTTCTCAAGCTCCCGGGCGTAGGCAGCGAGGCCGGCCATGATGGCCTCCCGCGCCTTGCGCTCCCGCCGGTCGGCGGCATCCTGCCGCTCGATCATGTCGTGGAGCATCCCCAACATGACCTCGACGTTCGTCGTCAGGGCCTCGAGGCGTTCGACTATTGTCTTCTTCGGTTCGTCGCTCATTTCGCCGCCTTCTCATCCGCCGACCCCGCCGCTTTGGGCAACTTCCACCAAGGCCCATCGATCAAACGCCAAGCCGGCCTAAGCGCGAACACGTACATCAGACCGAGACATAGCAATGCCCCTAAGATGTCTTTCAGATATAGCGCGCCAATCGGTCTCTCATAGGCACGGTCACTCTCCTCGCCAAACCAGGCATGTATCCCAAAGCCAACTACGAGAAACCATCCAATCCGGAGTAGGCGGCCCAGCACCTGCCGGCTGATGCTACGGAACGCTCGCCAGTCGTCGCCAGTCATTGCGTCCTTGACGGCTCGCCCGGCCAAGTAGACCAACCACGCCGTGATGGCGATAATGGCAGAGTCAAATAACCTGTCCGCCGTCATCCTTAGCGCCCGCCTTCTTCGCCCTCGTCGCCGTCAGCTTCGAGATCCCGCAGTCGCGAGTCCAGGTCGAACATCCAGTTACGCGCGGCCCGTACAAAGGCTCGCACGTCTTTGGTCAGCAGCCTCGATTGCTTCTCGTTGTCCTTGTGGATCTGGGCGAGCAGCTCGACCGCATGCGTTAGCGACTCGTGCCGCTCCACCAATGCCGCGATTCGTTGGTCAGTTGTCATCCCTTAGCCGCCTTCCGCAGAGCTCGTTCAGCCATGACGAACCTCGCTCCGATAGCCATCAATACGAACGGCAGGATCAATCCGGTAATATGCCCCCACCTCTCGGCCTCGGAATAGAACACCGGCGCTGGCTGCGATCGCGCGCCGATCGCGAAAATCGAGAGCAACCCCCAGAGGAACAGCGCCCAGCCCGCGATGTACTTCACTTTTCTCTTCGTCATTTTCCTGCCTTCTTGTCGGCCCATCGGGCCTGAGCAGCTTTCTTCGCGATCGCCTTCCGCTCTTCCTTGGTCAATGCCTTTGATCTTGCTTTGGCTCCAACCTTGGCAATTTTCTTCATTTGCTCTGGCGATAGGTTCGCGCGTCGAGCTTCGCCACCCAACCGACCAGCTTCCGCCACCGTCAGTTGCTTTTTTTTCACGCATCCATATTCTCACTTTTCGGTAAGCTTGCACACGATGGCCTCGCAGCCATCCATCTGCTATCAAAATTCTACTTGCTTTCTTGGTGGTAAGCAAGCATAATTGATTCATGACATGCGACAACTGCGGCGGACACGGACGCGATATCGGAGCGGTGAACGGCGATTGGGAGCCGTGCCGCGATTGCGACGGCTCGGGACTCGAGCCTGAGCAGGACGTGACGATGCGGATCCCGCTCGGAATCGCTCTGAACGCCTTCACGGCGGCTTTGAACGACGCTCTTGAGACGTTCAAGCGCACGGTGGAGAGCCGCTAATGTACACCATCGAGTGCAAATACTACGCCGCGAACAAGCACTACATCGCATGGGTCGCGGGCGACCGTGACGAATACTACGGCTACACCTACGGCGCTACGGCCGCCGAAGCCGTCGCCGCGATGAAACAACAACTGCCTTGGGGCGAGGAGGACTAATGGATACCAACGAACTGACGCTCTCGGAGCAACTGGCCGCATCTACCGCGGTCGCAAACTACCGCAATGGCAAGGGGCTGGCCGTCATCGAACGGCCCGCCCCGCAAGCCTTCATGCCGGTGATGGACGTCGAGCAGGCTTACGCCCGCTGGGAAGCGATCCAGCAGTTCATCGCGCGGATCATGACGCCGGATCACGACTTCGGCGTGATCCCCGGCAGCCGCAAGCCCAGCTTGCTCAAAGCCGGCGCCGAAAAGCTCGTCGCGTTCTTCGGGCTCGCGCCGGAGTTCGACGTCGTGCAACGCACCGAGCAGTGGGATAAAGACGGCATGTTCGCCTACGAGATCAAGTGCCGCCTGATCCGCGACGGTCAGGTGCGCGGCGAGGGCCTCGGATCGTGCAACAGCCGCGAGTCGAAGTACCGGAACCGCGCCGGCGCGGATATCGCGAACACCATCCTGAAGATGGCGAAGAAGCGGGCGCTGGTCGATGCTGTTCTCAACACCACGGGCGCATCGCAGTTCTTCACGCAGGACGTCGAAGACATGCCGCGCGAAGAGCCGCGCGGCTCGCGCGAGGCGCAACAGGCCGTGCAATCGCGCAAATTGGCCGAGCTCCAGGAAATCACGCGCAAGCCGGTGACGCGGATTTGGCCCGCGGCCGAGCAGGCGTGGGTGAACAAGGGCCAGATGCGCGAGGCATTCCGCACCCTGCGCGAGGCCGTCGGCGAGGTGGAATTCGAGCGCGAGATGGAGACCGCCGGCGTGGCGAATCCGGGCGAGTTCCGGAACTCGCAGACAGCCTACGCGAGCTACAACCGGCTCGTCGCGATCGCGCAGAAGGAGGGCAAGTAATGGCAGCCGCACTGCACAGTTTGTATGCCATCGAGGACAACCTGATGGCGTTGCTCGAGTGCCTCGAAACCGTCGCGCCAGAGCAGGAGCAGGAGTACATCCTGGACCTCGCGAAGGCTCTCGGACAGGCCAAGGACAAACGTGATATGTGCGCGCAGTATATGGCGCATTGCGAGAATCAGATCGAGTTCGCGCGGGCCGAGATCAAGCGTCTGCAGGAGCGCAAGGCCGAATTCGAGGCGAATCTCGAGAAACTCAAGCGATACGTGGTACAGATCATGGACGCCATCGGCACGCGCAAACTGGAGGGCAACAGCGTCACGTTTTCGCTCCGCAAATGCCCGCCGTCCGTCGAAGTGACGGACGAGGCCGCAATCCCGCCGCAGTACAAGACCGCGACATTGCAGATGCCGGGTCATCTGGCCGATGAACTATTGGACCTGTTGCCACTGGACGCGCCGGTGAGCCTGAACATGACCTGCGATAAGCGCGCCATCAAGGACGCACTGGCGGGCGGACTCGACGTTGCCGGCGCATCGTTTGCTCCCGAGCGCAGCACGGTGACGCGCAAATGAGGCGGCGGATAGCGCGCGAGGTCCAGGAATGGACCTACGCGCTTATCATCCTGGCGTGCGTGCTGGCGGCTCTGCATGGCGTGCAAGCGATCACCGACGTTCTGGAAGTGATCAGATGAAGCAACGCTGTCCGTGCCAGCAGAACACACTGAAGCGTGCGAAGGCACGCGCCTTCGATTGCTGCATCAAAGCGGGCGTGATGCAAAGGAAGGGGGCGGCCGGCGGCCGGCCGCGGTCCACGGACCGATGCCCGTGCGGCCGGTATACGGCGCAGTACGCGGAGAAGAGAAGACACAAGTGCTAAACGTACAGGGAAGGGAAATCAACATGATGACGAAATACAAGCTCGAGCAATACCGCGAGGCTCTCGCGATGTGGGAAGCGGCGTGCGATGCGCTCGATCAGGCGCAGGCTGCGTTGCGCGACCTGGATCTCGACGCGGTCCAGACCGGATACGGGCCGTACCGGATCACGGTGGCGGGTCTGGCGACGAAGGCGTTTCAGCTACTCAAGGAACTGCAATCGGCCGAGTGCGACGAATGCGGGCAACTGATCTCGGCGCATACGGACGCCAAATGCGAGGCGTGGATAAAATAGACTTGCGCGAGACCTATCTTCCAGGTCTCCATCATCCTGCCATCTTTCCTCAGCAATCCCCTGCGCGGCGGTCGGAACAGCAACGGCCGCCTTCTCGCCTTATCCCAAGTGATACCCTGACAGCCGTACATTGTCCTCCGCTCCGCTCGTCCGTCTTCCGCGATCCTGCCAGCGGC